AGAGTCCCATGATACCGATTGACCATTGGTAGTCCGCAGCATTCCCTATTCGGCAGGGGCGCGAGCTGCAAATATGCCGGAAGTAGAACACTGTGAAAACGTCCGAAAGGACTTATCAGTGAATACTATGGGCAGCGGTCCTCATGACTGCTGCCTATCAATTTGCTGATAAAGTGTTCTCGCGGCTTAACGCATAAGAAGGTAAATATTGGGCAAGAATACTCGTGAAAAGGCGGTGATGTTATGGAGAATGAGAGAAGCAGAAAAGAACTTCTCGACTCCTTGGTGGATATTCGGGACGTCAAAATTGACCGTTCCATGTCGGTAGAAGATCGGATGAAATCCTATGTGGAGCAGATCAAAAATCCCTATATGTTTAAGGTCGGCAACACGGTAGTTAGGGTTTCCTACGCAAATACTCAGGCTACGATCAATGACAATTTCGTAAATCTGCTTGCAAGTATGTGAGAAAGCCGTCGGATAACCCCAAAAGAATCTTTTTTGTGAACAAATCTGAAAAGGCTGGATAATTGCTTTGGACTGTGCTATAATAAGCATGGACAAAATCAGCGAAACACCACTGCTACTTTAGTTTTCGGGTTATCAGACCGGAATAAAGTAAGGAGTGGCGTTTTATGCTGAAATTATCTTTGGATAAAGATTATAAAGCCGCCATCTACCTGAGATTATCAAAGGAAGATGGCGACTTTTCTATTTCCGGCGAAAAACTTGAGAGTGACAGCATTTCAAACCAGAGAATGCTCATCAAGGAATACCTCAAGAAGCACCCGGAAATTACCGTAGTAAAAGAATACTGCGATGACGGCTTTACCGGCGCAAACTTTGAGCGTCCTGACTTCAACAGAATGATGGAGGCTGTCCGCGCTGGCTTGGTTGACTGCATCGTGGTGAAAGACCTTTCGCGTTTTGGTCGTGAGTATATTGAGGCTGGTGACTACATCCAGAAGATATTCCCCCGCCTCGGTATTCGCTTTATTGCAATCAACGACAACTATGACAGCGCACAGCCCGGAGCGGCAGACAACGAGCTTGTCCTTCCGTTCAAGAACCTGATGAACGATTCCTATTGCCGTGACATCTCCATCAAGGTCAGATCAAACCTTGATGCGAAGCGACGGAACGGACAGTTTGTCGGCTCTCGTGTGGTCTTCGGGTATTTGAGATCGCCGGATAACAAGAACCTGTTGGTGATTGACCCTATTGCCGCACCGGTTGTGCAGGACATCTTCAAGTGGAAGATAGAAGGATTATCTCCGGCACAGATTGCAGATCGGCTCAATGAGAACAATGTTCCTTCGCCAATCGAGTATAAAAAGGCAAACGGCTCGAAGCAGCGTACCTGTTTCCAGACAAAGAAGGTTGCTCTGTGGAGTGCTGTTGCGATCTACCGGATTCTCAAGAATGAGGTCTATGCCGGAACGCTGGTGCAGGGTAAAACCACATCTCCCAATCACAAAGTCAAGAAGACCGTGGTAAAGCCGCAAAACGAATGGTCGCGGACAGAAAATGCCCACGATCCGATTATTGCCCCCGCGCAGTTTGATCTTGTCCAGAGGCTCATGATGGATGATACCAGAAGCCCTTCGGGGGCAACTGGTGTCCATCCGTTTTCGGGGAAGATTTACTGTGCAGACTGCGGAAGTCCGATGGTACGCAGAGTGTCCCGCTGCGGCGAAAAAGAATATGCCTATTTCATCTGCGGCGGCAACAAGAGCGACAAGACCTTCTGTTCGTCTCACAGCATCAAAGAATCTGTCGTATATGATACCGTTCTCGCTGTCGTTCAGGCGCATATCAGCGCCGCTATGAATATGGCAGATGCGTTGCAGCGGATTGACGATATGGCTTGGGAAAACCGTGAGATTGAGAAGATCAAAGCAAAAATTTCGTTTCAGGAAGAAATCATTGATAAGAACCGCCGCTTGAAAACCGGCGCTTATGAAGACTTCAAGAGCGATTTTATCAGCCGTGAGGAATACAAAACCTTCACAGCTCAGTTCGACCAGCAGATCAGAGAGGCAAGCGAAACCATTATGCGGCTCACCAGTGAGCGAAACAGCGTGATGGGTGGACTGGCAGAACAACAAAGCTGGCTTGAGCAATTCAAAAAATACGCAAATATCAAGGAACTCACTCGAAGCACTGTGGTCAACCTGATTGACTATATTCACATTCGAGAGAATAAAGACATTGATGTCGGTCTCATGCACTGTGACCGCTTTGCATCTATCGTCGAGTTCCTGCGCGAACGTCAGGAAAAGGAGGACGCGAATAAAGTCATTCGCTTTGAAAGGAAGGTGGTCTAATGGCACGAGTATCGCGGAAAAAGCAAAATCTCCCTACCCCAGCAGTTGATACTCCTATCCGCCGCTGGAAAACCGCTCTATATGTCCGCCTCTCCGTCGAGGATAACGGAAAAGGTTCGGACTCAATTGAGAACCAGACCACGCTCCTTGAAGACTATATTGCGTCGCGTTCGTATCTTGAGAAGACGGCGCTGTTCGTTGACAACGGCTATACCGGAACCGATTTTCTCCGTCCAGAGTTTAACCGGATGATGGAAGCCGTCAAGATGGGCATTGTAGATTGCATCGTGGTGAAGGACTTATCCCGTCTCGGCAGAAACTATATCGAAACATCTCAGTTCATTGAAAAGGTCTGCCCGTTCTTCGATCTGCGCTTTATCTCCGTCAATGACTCCTTTGATACTGCAACGGTAACAAGCGAGGGGCAGTTATCCGCCTCTTTGTCCAACATCGTCAATGATTTTTATGCGAAGGACATCTCACGCAAGGTCACAACAGCCCTGCAAGCGAAGATGGAACGTGGTGACTATATTGGGAACTATGCACCGTATGGCTATCGCAAAGACCCTGAAAACAAGAATCATCTTCTGATCGACCCTGAGACTGCACCGATTGTTGTCCAGATATTTCAGTGGAGAGCCGAAGGCGTCAGCTACATGGGCATCAACAAAAAACTCAACGACGCCGGTATTTTCTCTCCCAGTCAGCTCAAACGGGAGCGCGGGGTGGAAACGAACTTCAATAAGAAGGATCGGATCATTCTGTGGAACAAGCACATGATAACCGAAATCCTCCAAAACATCGTTTATATCGGGCATCTGGCTCAAAAGAAAGGCAGTCAGTGTCTCTATGGAGGCATCCCTTATCACATCACGTCCGAAGACGAATGGATCATCGCCAAAAACACCCATGAACCACTTCTCAGTGAAGAACTATTTGAAAAGGTGCAGGAGGTCAATCGAGCAGCCGTAGAACGAACAAAAGCCAATTCGGGCAAGTATAATCATCTACCCAAAGCGAAAAACATCTACGGGAAGAAGTTTGTTTGCGCCGAGTGCGGGGCAATCATGAAATTGCAGCGTTCCATCAGCACGAAGAAGGACAAAGTGTATTTCACCTTCAAATGCCCGACCTACGCCGAGCATGGGACAAGAGGCTGTTCCGACATCAAAATGCGGAAGCAGGATCTTGATGAAGCTGTTTTCGCATTTATTAAGTCTCAGATGGAAGTGTTCCTCGATATGGAGAAGACACTTCATGCTCTGCTGGCGCTAAGAAAAGCAAGGCTCAAGCAGAATAATACTGCACAAGAGATCAGAACACTCCGGCAGAAGTTAGCGCAAAAGCAATCTCTTCTCAGCGGTATGTACGTTGATCTCAAGGAGGGAATGCTTTCCGACGCAGAATATAGTCATCACAAGGTAATCGTCATGGAGGACATCCGGGCGATTGAGCGAAGTCTGTCTGAACTTGAAGCACCCAAGATTGAGACCGAGGAACAGCTTACCGGCGAAATGAAGTGGAAGCAGATGATTCGCCGTTTCCACGACGCGACGGAAATCTCCGAGGAAATGGCGGATGCGTTCATCGAGTCCATGAAACTTCATGTGGACGGCACACTGGAAATCAAACTCAGCTATATGGATGAGTTTACGGCACTTACAAAGACTTGCGAGAAAATCAGGAAGGAGGTTGCCTGATGAAACAGCAGATCGCAATCTATCTGCGTTTGTCACTGGAAGATGTAGATAAACGCACAAACAGTATCAAGGACGAGAGCAATAGCATTGCCTCGCAGCGTATGCTCATCAATCGTCATCTGGATCAGGATCCGCTGATCGGCAATCTTCCCCGTATTGAGTTTTGTGATGATGGCTTCTCCGGCACGAACTTTGACCGTCCTGACTTTGCAAAGATGATAGAGTGTGCCAAACACGGGGAAATAAGCTGTATCGCGGTGAAAGACCTTTCACGCTTTGGTCGTGATTATCTTGAGGTTGGCGATTATCTGGAACACATCTTTCCGTTCCTTGGCATCCGCTTCATTTCAATCAATGACCATTATGACAGCGCGAAACATGAAGGCAAGACTATCGGTATGGATATTGCCTTCAAGAACCTTATCTATGACTATTACAGCAAAGACCTGTCCAAGAAGGTCAAGTCTGCAATGGGAATGAAACAGGAGAAGGCAAAGTTTGTGAACACCGTCCCATACGGGTATAAAGCCGATCCTGCTGACAAGCATCACCTTATCATCGACGTGGAAACAGCTCCGATAGTCCGCCGTATTTTCATGGAAGTGATTGGAGGCAAGTCCTGCACACAGATTGCAAAGGAGCTGAACACAGAGGGCATTCCAACGCCCGCCCAGCATAAAGCCGTGTCCAGAAAGGCGTCTTCCAAGAAGCCCCAGTGGACACATCGTGGTCTCCTGACTATGATAGAGAGCGTGAAGTACACCGGAACAATGGTCAATCACACCCGCGAAAGCAGATTCATCCGTGACAGAAATCAGAGGCGCGTTCCGAAAGAGGAATGGTATATCCGTGAAAATGCGCATGAGGCGATTGTGACGAAGGATGAGTACGAACAAGCGCAAGAGGCAATCCAAAGGCGCAGAAAGTCTGTCCGAAGCTCCCATGACCAGTCAGACCGAGTTTACTTCTGCGCTCATTGTGGCGGAAAACTTGAGAAAGCCAACGGAACCGTATTTGCCTGTCCGTCCCATCGGTATCACGATGGGAGTCCGTGTGAAAACGTCCGCTGGCGGAAAAGCGCACTTGAAGAAATCGTCTTTGAAGCACTGAAAAGACAGATCGAGATCGTCCGTGTTGAATCCGCAGCCGTTAGAAAAACAGCGAAGAGCAAAGGTGAAAGTCTGGAAAGACAGCTCGTCTTGCTGAAAGCCCAGTATGACGCCTGTGATCGTGAGAAGTTTACAATCTATGAAAACTATCGTGAAGGGAAGCTGACGCCGGAAGAGTATCTGTCCGGGAAAGACTCCCTTGCACAAAAACAAGCCGCCCTGAAAGAGCAGCTTGAAACCTGTGAGACCCAGCTTGAGGTCTTTCATCAGCAAAGTCTTGATGCAGAAGAACAGCATGAAGCAGCAAGCCGGATGACCGGCTTGTCCGATGATAAACTCAGAGAGCATCTGTATGATGCAGTTGAACGTGTACTTGTTTATGACACCGCGACAATCGAAGTTGTCTGGAAGTTCAACGAATCAAAAATCGACACCGATGAGAACATCGGAGTTGCGAATTGACTCCGATGTTTCCTTTCGGGGCAAACCTGTCGAATTTGCTCCTAAAATAACATAATCTATCGAAACCTCGTAGGTGCATCGTAGCACCGTCCGGAAAGCTCAAAGCCATTGATATTAAAGGCTTTTCGGATAGTTTGTAAAATTTTTTTGCACCTACTTGACATAAAGGGATGACTTGG